GGGTTGGCGGCCAGCATGACGGAACGCACCAGCATCTTCTTCTCGTCGGCCTCGACCTTGATGGACAGCTCCCGCCTCTTCTCGTCGGCCCGCAGGTCCAGGGCCTTGCGCTTGACGACCGATGCCGGCAGGGAGGTCGGCAGGATGATGGGCAGGGTCAGGCGGCTGCCGGCGGCGTCGTAATCGGAGAGCACCAGCACCGGGGCGTTGTCGGAATCGCGCTTGATGTAGATGTCCACCTCGTCGCTGCCGCTGTCGGCAAACTCAATTTCAAAGTTGGACCCGTGCTTGCGCCCGAACGGGTCGCCCATGTTCCAGTCCTTGGTCGTCAGGCTGCTGGCATAGGCCGTCCCGAAATCCTTGTAATCTTCGGTCTCCTCGTCTTCGTCATTGTCCTTGTGGTCCATGTGAACGCCGACCCTTGAGTTGGTCGTCACCAGGGCCAGCCGCACCCCATCGGCCGCATAGTTGGTCTCGACCATCCGGGCCGGGGTCATCGTCCACAGGCCCTCAAAGGCGTTGAAGATTGAGTTAAAGACAAGCGTCTTGGTTACGTTGGCGTCCGCTCCCAAGGGCAGGGCGATGTAGTAGCGTCCGTTGTGGAAGACCGCGTTGATCTTGGAATATTGGGATCGGTTGACGAGCTGGATGATGTCCTTGACCGGCTCGGAAAAGGGAAGGGCCACCACGCTGAAGTCGTCGGAAAGGGAACGCTGGACGGACCGCAAACCGTCGGCCGCGTAAAAAACCACGTCGGAATTGACCTGCGCCACGGACCGCCTGGCCACGCATCCGATCGTGTCGGAAAGGATCTGGATCGACCACGAGGCGGCCGAGGTGGCCGCCGGGTCGGCTGTGACCAGGTAGGTTTTTCCCGGCTTGAAAACGATGATCCCGTTGTCGTAGTAGGGCGCAATGGCCGTGATCTCTTGCCCGTCGGCCCCGCCCACCACGACCGAATTGGAGGAAAGCCAGGTCGAGGCGTCCAGAATGTCGGAAGCATAAAGGGTGTTTCGGTTGGTGCCGGAGCCCACGGCAAAAAGCCGCTTGCCCTGGTTGACGATGAGGCGGTAGCCCGTGCCGGCCGAGTTGACGGTGGCGACCGCGGTAGCCCCGGTGCCGTTGCCAGTAATGGTGACAATCGGGGCGGCCAGATAGCCGGAGCCAGAATTGGTCACGGTGATGTTGGTGATGGCCGAGCCGGTAATGGTGGCCGTGGCGGTTGAGGTCACGCCGGACAGCTCCGGTGCGGCAATGCTGACCGTGGCGGTCGTGTAGTTGGCCCCGCCGGCGGTCACGGTGACGGCGTAGACCCCAGCCCCTTGGGTCGAAAGCGTGGTCCCGTCCCAAAATCGCAGACGGCTAGCCCCGTCCACCATGTACATGCGGTCGTTGAACTGCTGGAACTCGTGGTCGGAGCTGGTGGTCGAGGCCGAGCCGACGGTGGATCCAGCGGCGTTGAGCGCGTACAGGGTCCCGCCCGTGGCCACCATGGTCTGCTCGTGGCTGGGCGTGTCAAAGTAGGCCATGCCGTTGGGCAAGGCCGTGCCCAGGGAGGTTGAAAGGGATTCAATCCCGATCCGGGTCTGGACGACCCCGGTCGGGCTGATGGTCATGTTAGAAAGCTCCTTGGCCTGGTTGTCCTGGAGCAGATAGCCGGCCACGCCGGAAACCTGCCCGCCGCGGAAATCAAACGACCCGGCCTGCGCTAGGGCGTCGTCGAGATTTTCTACGAAAAGGGGCAAGGGGATCTCCCGCTTAAGCCCAGTCGCCTACCGAATATTCCCCCAAGCCCGCCGGGACAATCCGGCGGGTGGCCCCGCCTTGATTAAGCTCAAGGCTGGCCATGTTGGACAGTTCCGCCACGGCCTCATTCTTCACGGCCGCCGCCTTCTGGTACTGCCTCTCCCTTTGAAGAAATTCCCCCTCCACGAGGGAAATCAGAACGTTGTCCACCCCAGAGATGGCCGGGCTGTCGGAATCGGCCGCCAGGTTGCCGGACGTGTTAAGGCTTTTTACCTTTAGCTTTTCCAGAACCTTGAGCGTCTCGGTGGAGTTGCCAGACTCAATGTATGGGTAAAGATCCAAAGCGGCCACCCCGGCCGTGCTCCTTGGGCGACGGACATAATAGAGAGGTGTGCCGTAGCGGTCGGAGTCCAGCAGGTCGGGCTCGGTCCGAAAAATCCAGTTGAGGTCCACAGCCTGCACCTCTTCGTCCCCGTAGGCCACAGCGAGTGGAACTTCCACGGTCGAGCTCAGCGTGACCGTGCGCGTGCCGGCCGTGACCGTGTAGGTCGAGTAGGTCAGCGTGTCCTGCCAAGGAGCATACTGCCAAACAAACTCATACATCCGCCGGGTGGCATCCTTGAGAAAGGACTTGGTCGTGTCGTCCGATTTGCCGTGCTTGGCACAGACAAAGTTGGTGATTTCCAACAGCGTCACTGGCTACTCCGGCTTTGTGGGCCAGACGACATCTTCTGGGATCTGGAAATTTTGAGGAATGTCGCGCAACTGCTGTCGGTAGCTTGCCCAAGCCGACTTGTCGGCGGAAGAGTCGGCAAGCTGAGTCCAATCGGATTGGGCCAAAAATTTATCCCTTTCGTATCTGACGGATTCCCATTTTTGTTGTTCGGTCAGTGAAGGTCCGAATATCATGCCTCAACCTCCATGATTTTCATAAACAATCCCCGTGAAACGCCTCCAAAAATCGCATTCCCAGAGGTGTTGGAGTTAAAATAAATGGTTCCAGAAGCGGCCCCGCTCGGCCCCGTCCTTATTTTATAGGTTCTTGCAGAAGTTGATCCTGACACCTCAGAATGCTGCAAAATATAATGAGTTGGGCCGTCATTATAGCTAGCAATCGCAGTAATCGCATCAGCATTGGAATCCTTGAAAAGAGCACAAACAACGCGATTGGTAAAAGTTGCTTCTCCTGACGCACTAAACAAAATATAAAGTGTAGATGTTGCGCTCACGGGGGTTATTGAAAGAGTAAGCACCTCACTCCCCTCAGTATTCTGCGGTATGGTGTTGTCGCTGGGAATTGATACGTTTGCAGAAACCACGCTGGTTGAGTTTGTGCTTACCACCTGCAAAATTTTCCCGGTACTAACCGCGCTTGTCCCCACGCTGGTCACTCGTCCTTTTGCGTCAACCGCAATGCTGGGGATAATCGTTGAATTTCCATAAGTTCCCGCTGTCACGCCGGTTGTCCCCAGCGTTCCAGTTCCGCCAGAGATCGTAAAATCACCAGCCAGCGTGGTGGTCAGGTTGGTGATGGTTCCGGTGGAAGATGTCAGACTTGTGACTGTTCCAGCCGTGGCAATCACATTGCCCGAGTAAGTTCCTCCGGTTAGGGAGCCCGTTAGGGTCGAAGCGGTCAGAGTCGTTACCGTTCCAGCCGTGGCCACAATGTTGCCAGAATAGGTCCCGCCGGTCGTATTGCCGGAAAGAGTTGAGATGGTGGCGGTTGAGGCGGTAAGGTTGGTGACCGTCCCGGTCGTGGAGTTGAAGGTGGCGATTGTGCCGGCCGTGAAGCTGGCTCCGGCATAGGTCGTCCCAGAAAGACCCTGGCCGATCAGGCTGCCGGTGGTGATGAAATAGGCGTTGGTGGCGTCGTCGGTGTCGGCAATGAGAATTTTGTCCCCGGTGGACATGGTGGCCAACACGGAGCGGTCGGTGATGATGCCGGCCCGGGGAGTGGTCTGATCCACCAGGTTGTGCAAGTTCTCGGCCGTGACGGTGCCGTTGGTTGCAAAGGTGATTCCTCTTTGAAAACTAGCCATTTATGTCCCCCCGGTAAGCCTTTCCCGTATGAAATCCCACGCCAGGCTGAACCCGGCCCCGATCAATCCAGCTAGCACGAGGATGCGAGTGCGCAAGTGCTCCAGGGCCGTGACCCGGTTGGCCAGGTCGCCGAAGCTGGAAAGGCTCTTCTCCACCATGCCGGAAAGCGTCGCAAGCCTCTCCTCGATCCGGGCCAGCCGCTCCCCGTTAGAGGACAGCTTGTCGCGAATGTCGCCCACCTCATCCGCGCTCATTTCTTTGCTCCAAGAATTTTAATGCCACCGCGAGATGCACCACGGCGGCCTCGATGCTGTCCCGATCCCGACCGTCCAACACAAGCTGCTTGATTGATCGGTTGACTGATAGAAGGTGCTTTACCTTTCCTATATATTTTGTTTCCCGGCTCAACGCATTGCTGTTCTCCGCGCACTTCTCGGCCTCGACAAAACAGGCGTAGTCGTTTGCCGTCAGAGCATATCGCAAACTCCAGCGGAGCAGCCACCGGGCGAGCCGTTGGCGAAGTGGCAGAGGAAAAAGCCAGCTCATTCAGCTAAAGACCCTCCGGCACGGGCGGGGCGACAAACTGGACGGCATCGACCTCGTCGTTGGTCTGAGCGGCCAAGATCAGCTCCTTGCAACGCAGATATTCGTTGCGGCA